TTAGCAGCCGCTAAATTTAGATTTCCAATTGAAATAACTGCACCGGCTCCTGCCCCTGCCCCTAAAAAGGCTAAGGTAGAAAAGAAGGAGAAGTAAATGGAAAAGATATTTCACTGGACAAATACTTTCAAAATGTTATCAGAAGATGAAGATGGCGGACTAGATATCAAAGGATCAGCTAGTACGGACGCATTGGATCGTGCTGGTGACATAATTGAAGGGAATGCTTGGACTAAAGGTGGTCTGGATAATTTTAAAAATAATCCAGTAATCTTATTCAATCATAACTACGACCGACCAATCGGCCGTGCAAAAGAAATAGGAGTCACAGAAAATGGACTAGAGCTTACTGCTCGTATATCCAAATCTGCTGGCGAAATTAAAGATCTTATTAAAGATGGCGTTCTTGGAGCTTTTTCTGTTGGTTTCAAAGTCAAGGACGCTGATTATATATCAGAAACCGACGGATATAAGATAAAGGACGCTGAACTATTTGAAGTGTCTGTTGTTTCGGTTCCTTGTAACCAAACCGCAGTCTTCTCTCTAGCAAAATCATTTGATAGTATGGAAGAGTACGATCAGTTCAAGAAAAACTTTATTAAAGAGACTTCCTCAATCGACGCTAGTGCAAAGATTGAGCAGTCAAGCGAGGCAAAAGCCGACAAAACGGAGACTAAAATGTCAGAAGAAAACAAAACTCCTGAAGTAAGCCCTGAGTTCGACCTTGAAGCATTTGCAAAGCAAGTAGCAGATCAAACTGCAACTAGCATTGCTATGAAGCAAGCCGAGCAAAAAGCTAAAGAAGAAGCAGAAGCTAAAGCGCAAGCTGAAGTAGAAGCTACTGAAAAAGCTGAATTGGACGCTGAACAGGAAAAACAGAAAGTAGTTGTTAAGTCAAGTATTTCTGGAGCTGAGAAGCTTATCAATGATGTTGCCGCTAAGGTTGAAGAAAGACAAGGAGACTTAGAGTCTGTTGTTAAAGAACTTCAATCCGAATTATCTGAAAAATCCGAAGAGATTCAAGCTATGCGCGAATCAAAAAGAATTTTCCAAGATAGAGGGAACAAAAACTGGAAAGAAGCTTTCGAAGGCGATATCGTAGATGCCAAGATCTTAGGTCTTGCAACTGGTAGAGGTTATGACACTCCTTATGCTAAGAGCGTAATGGAAAAAGTAAACGCACACTCAGGTGTTGCAGTTTCTAGTGCAGACTTCGAGCAAATCGTATCTACAAACGTTGAAAGAGATATTCAAAACGAGCTAGTATTAGCACCGTTATTTAGAGAAATTCAAATGAATTCTGCTAACATGATTATCCCTATCCTTCCAGACAGCGGATACGCTGAATTTACTACCAACCAGGTAGCTAGTGGTTCTTCACCACACGGTAACTTGGCACAGACAGGCGACACCTATGGTGCACCTTTCGGTGGTGTTGACTTGACAGAGAAAACTCTATCAACTCACAAACTTATTTCACAATCTTACTTAGGTAACGAGACTGAAGAAGATGCAATCATGCCGATTCTTCCTTTAATTAGGGAATCAATTGTTAGATCACACGCAAAAGGTATTGAGAATGCGTTACTATTAGGTAACCACTCTACTGGTGTTTATACATCAGGAACTTTTGATGGTCTTATCAAAATGGCATCAGCAGATAGTGATGAAACTCAATCAGCAACAGCTGTAGCTTCAGATACTGTTACTGCTGCAGAATTGCTTGCTTTAAGAAAGAATATGGGCAAATACGGTGTTAATCCTAACGACGTAACTTATATTGTTTCACAAAGCGCTTACTTCCAATTACTAGAAGACGCAGAATTCCAAGATGCTAATCTAGTTGGTGATATGGCTACAAAACTCACTGGTGAGATTGGTCAGGTATTTGGATCACGTGTTTTAATGTGTGACGAATTCCCTGCTCAAGCAGCTAATGGGTACGGAGCGATTGCAGTATATGCAAGAAACTACGTAATGCCTAGACTTAGAGGTGTGACAATTGAGTCAGACTACGAAGTTGCTAACCAGAGAAGAGTTCTTGTTGCTTCACAAAGAATTGGTTTCACCGATCTAATCGATGGTGCTACTTCTAAGTGGGCTTATAAGTTCAAAGCTAGTTAATAGCTAACCTATAGTGGGGGTTCGCCCCCACTATACTTTTTATATAATATTATGGCAGATTTAGTAACAACAAACGAATATAAAGACGCTGAAGGAATTAGAGGCGAGAAAGAAGACGACCGTCTCAATGTAATAGTTCCTCAAGTATCTGACCTTGTCAAGAAGTACTGTGGTACTTCGTTTGTAGACTATATCTCCACAGATAAAGTAGAAACTTTTTCAATAGATGATAACTACACCTCAACGATAATAGTCAGCGAGAGTCCGTTAACGGCAGTTGATAAAGTAGAAGAAAGAACCTCGTATAGCGGAGCGTACGCGGAACTAACTACAGGGAATTATGAATACTATGCAGACTTAGATTCTGATGCTATAATCAGAACTGATGATAATGGTAATCACAAAATGTGGGCAAAGGGAGTAGGAGCTGTAAGAATTACTTACAATGCTGGCTACGCTGAGTGCCCAAGAGATTTAAAACTTGCTATATTTGATCTAATTACTTACTATGTAAAAGATGAGCATAAGCAAAGACAGACTCTAGGTGGAGCAACATTGCAAAACCAAGGCACTTCAGGAATGAGGACGAGTACTGACTTTCCAGACCACATCAAAAGAGTACTAGACTTATATAGAGTTGTAGTGTGATTAGAGACGTAGAAGCGCATTTAAGAAAGGAAATAAAGTCTTCAGGTAGAAGCTTTTTTGCAAAGCACTTTCAACATAAGTATACAATTACTAGAAATATTGTTACTTTAACAATGGAGCCAGAACTTCAAGAGTGGATAAATGACTGGAATTTTCAAGTAGAAGAACAGCAGATAAAAGCTGAAAGAGACGGCAGAAATATATGGGAGGGCGGACCTCCTTATATAACAGATAAGACATTAGCTAAAAAAGCTGCACACCATGGTATAGAAACAATACTATTAGATAAATTCAGGGTTGAAGCAGCAATGAAAAAAATCTCTAAAGATTTTGACATTAAAGTTTATAAAAGAGGAAAGTATCAAGTAGTAATAGATTTAGCTAAAGGTATGCTAAATAAAGTAACTAAAAGTAAGCTAAGTGGTAAGTATGTTAATATAATGAACTCAGCCACTCTAGACCTTTATGAGAAAGCTAGAAGTGAGGCTTTTAACTATATCGATATTGAGCAAGTAACATCGCCTAAAACGAATAAGAGAGAACGACAAGGCCCTGACGAAGATCAAGCATTACCTGGCAGAACCGACACCAAGTATGCTAAAGGAAGAAAAAATCCGTTAATCAGAGGACACGGTACTGCAAAAGCAGTATCAGGAAGATTAGTAGAAAGTGGTGGAATACAAACAACCGTAGCAGTACTATCAGTAGCTAAAGAATGGAGAAAGTTTGTAAAGGGAAAAATAAAAACAAAAGTAAAAAATAAACAAGTTTTAGGAATGATGGGGGAAGTAAGAGAAGAAATTACAGACGCCTTATCAACAAGATATAGTATTCATAGATTTACTAAAGATAGTAAACATGGAGGAGTAAAAGACGAAACAATTATTGACCTCCATGCTACAGATGCTAAAGGAAACTACGCATTAGCAAGCTATGACGCAAAAGAGATGCGAAAGTTTGTTAACCTGAAAGCAACAGATATAAGGAATAGATTAGTAAAGAAGTTTGCTCACTTGCAACCAGACCTAACAACCTCAGATACAGTTAGGAACAGGTCTCAAAAACTTCACAATACAATTCTATTAGAAAGTCTACTAGGAGTAAAAGGAACAAGACCTGATTTTAGATTAAAAGTTAATAAAAAATTATTAGCCGAATCAAAGAAAGTATTAAAAGCTACTAGAGGACAAAAGAAAGGAATTAGTTACGGAGCAAATGCAGGTAAAAAGAAACAAAGCGCAGGTAGGAAGTTAAACACCGCTGTTTCTTTTAAGCAACCGGGACGACGTAAAAAAGGAAAAAGTATTGCAACTGCAAAAACAGCAGAAAGTCCAATAGCTTTAAGAAACTTGTTAAATGAAATGCTCCCAGAAATGGTAGCGAGTAAAATGACATCACCAGCACTACAATTTAGAACTGGTAGGTTTGCAAACTCAGCCAGAGTTGAGAATGTAAATATTGGCCCAAGAGGCGGTGTAGGGATAGACTATACTTATATGAGAGATCCTTACGAAACTTTTGAGCCAGGAAATAAGCAGGGAAGTACTCAAAGAGACCCCCGCAAAATTATAGGAGCAAGTATTAGAGAACTTGCTATGGGAATAATAGGAAGACAACCAACTTCACTTAGGAGAAACTAATGGACGCAGCTACAGCAAGAAAACATTCGACGCGTAGACGAGCCATAGTTGGAGCGATTGCGAGTAAGTTGTATGAAAGTTTGAATGGAAGTGCGCCCTTTAGAAGCTCTGTTCAAAGTGTAGAACCAAGACTTAGATTCTGGGACGAAGTACAAGACTTCCCAGCAATTCAAGTGGGAGCAGGGCAAGAAACTCGTGAATATGAAGGAGCGGGTTTCAGATTTAGATTTTTACGAGTAACTATTAGGTGTTATGTGAACGACAATGATGACGTCATATTGGCACTTGAAGAGTTACTAGAAGACGTTGAAACTGTACTTGAAGATAATGATCCTTTAACGTATACGGATTCAACAGGAGCGTCTCAATCTACCGCTAAGACTACAGTCTTAACCGTAGATACAGACGAAGGTGTTTTGGAGCCTCTCGGTGTCGGAGAAGTCATCGTAGAGATTCAATACTAGAAAAAGCTTAAGCTAAATAAATATTTAGTACGGCTCTTTCAGAGAATATTAGGAGAAAATAATGGCATTTCATTTTAGTAGAGATACCAAAGTATTCATGAAGTTTCACGCTAGTGCCGTAGGTACAGATGATGCACTTTATGAGATACCAGTACTAGATGGTTACTCCTTTAGCCAGGCAACAAACAGTTCGGAGATTACTCTGAGCGAAGCTGCTGATTCATCAGGTAATAGTAAAAGAGGTAGAGCAATGTTCAACGATTCTTTTGCCCCTGCAGAATGGAGTTTCAGTACTTACATGAGACCGACTACATCAGGATCCGGTAATACGTGGGCGTCTAACGAACACGCAGGAAACGCAAAGAAATTTGCAGTAGAAGGACCTTTATGGGCAGCTATGTCTGCAACCACTTATAACCTAGGTGTAGGCGGAACAGGAGCACCAACAGCCTCATCATTTGAGCCGAATGTATTTAACTTTCAAAACTCAAATAAAGTAGCACTTGGTGTGTTTGATTTATACTTTGTACTAGGAGCAGCAAAAGACAGCTCCCCTGCATTGTATACAACTGGCACAGACGGCGTAACAGTATATAAAATTTCTGATTGTTCAGTAGGCTCAGCATCTATAGACTTCGATATCGAAGGACTAGCACAGGTAGCTTGGTCAGGACAAGGAAAGAAAATTAAAGAAGTAACTCAACTCAAGACTTCTTCTGGTGGAGCAACATCTCCAGCAGTAGTCGGAGAAGAGCATACTGTCAAAGGTTTAATTAACGAAGGAATTGATAGTACTTCAAATTATATTAGACAAAAGCTTACATCATTAGCAATTGCTTTTGATTTAAGTGACTCAACAGGAGCAGGTGAAGCAAGTGATGGAGAAGATCAATTACTAGCTGATAAAACCTATAATGTTGTTTTAACTGGTGGTAATATTACGATTGAAAACAATCTAACTTACCTAACACCAGAAACCTTAGGGTCTGTTAATCAGCCTCTAGGACATGTAATGGGAACTAGAAGTGTTTCAGGTAACTTTACCTGTTACTTAAATAGTGCGGCAGACGGATCAATGGACTTATTAGAAGACCTACATGAAGCTGACGACATGATTACTAATAGTTTTGATATGACATTTAGCATAGGTGGAGCAAGTGCTCCTAAAGTTGCAGTAGCAGTACCAAATTGCCATCTAGAATTACCAACTCACGCTATTGAAGACGTGATAGGTATTGATGTTAATTTCCATGCGCTACCAGCTGATTTATCTTCAGCTACCGCATCTTCAAGTGCAAATGAAATAACACTTACATATACATCATAAATAAACTTAACGGTGGGCAGGATAACCCTGTCCACCTTTTTTAGGAAAAAAATAAATGAACGATACAGTAAAAAAAGAGCCTGCAAAAGCAGTCTCGTTAAAGAGTCTAATGACTCCAACAAAAACAGTAGAATTTGACTATCCTGGTTGCGAAGGTTTTAAAGTAAAGCTTTGCTATCTAGCTAGAGAAGAGTTAATGAAACTTAGAAATCGTTGCGTATCTCAAGTATTCAATAAGAAAACTAGAGGCTACGAAGAAAAAATGGACGATGATAAGTTTCTTGCAGAATATACCACAGCAGTTATTAAAGGGTGGAGTGGCTTCAAACTTGGATATGCTAAAAATATGTTACTACTAGGGGATATGTCTCCTGAAGATGAAGAAAAAGAATTAGAGTTTTCAAAAGAGAATGTTGAAGTTCTTATGAAAAATTCAAATGATTTTGATACTTGGGTAACAGAACAGGTAGGCGACTTAGAAAATTTTACGCAGAGCAAGTAGCCTGGGCTCTTGCTTTAATACAGAGGTACTTTACTAATAATATTAGTATAGATGCATACCTGCAAATGTGCGACCAATTAGGTCAAGAACCTGACTTAGAGG